AATATTGTAAAAGGATATTGGCAAAAAGAATTAAAAAATTTAGATAAATTTGATAGTATATTTTTTGATGATGCTCCTACTAATAAATATAAAGATCTTAAAAACGTAAGAATGTATAAATTTATTTATGAACTATTAAATAATCATGTAAATAAAAATGCTAGGTTAACTTGGTTTTGTGTGGAACCAATACATTTTTTATGTCATCCAAGTTTATCATGGGATATAAATGTATGTAAAATAAATGTACCTAAAAACTGTAATTATAATGATGCAGCTTCAAGAAAAAAACTTCACATGCCCTTAGTAACTTTTAAATATGGTACAACCATAGCGTTAAATCAAAAAGCTTTAAACAATCAATTTAAATTAGAAAGGATTAACTAAATGTCTTTTAAAAAAAATAAATATAAAGTATTAAAAGCAGCAATATCACCTGAACTAGCAGAGTTTGTTTACACATATTTTTTAAATAAAAGAACAGCTGCAAGATTTTTATTTGATCAAAAATATTTATCACCTTTTAATACAGAGTATGGTGTGTGGAATGATGCGCAAGTCCCTAATACTTATTCTCATTACAGTGATATGGCAATGGAAACATTACTTGGTCAATTAAAAAACAAAATGAATAAAGAAACCGGACTAAAGTTATGTCCTACTTATTCCTATGCAAGAATTTATAAAAAAGGAGACATCTTGGCTAGACATAAAGATAGATATTCATGTGAAGTATCTACTACTTTAAACTTGGGTGGTGATCCATGGCCTATATACTTAGATCCAACAGGTAAAGAAGGTCAGGCAGGTATTAAAATAGAACTAAAACCAGGAGATATGTTAATTTATTCTGGTTGTGATCTTGAACATTGGAGAGAACCATTTGAAGGTAAAGATTGTGCACAAGTATTTTTACATTACAATAATTTAAAAAGTAAAGATGCTAAACAAAATTTATATGATAAGCGTCCTATGCTAGGTTTACCTACATATTATAAAGGCTTTACAGTATCTAAAAAATAATATATACAATAATCTTGCGGAGGGATGATCCACCACTGATTCCCTCTGCTTTAAAACCTATTGAAATCACTTACAATCTGATATACTACCTAATAAACAGGTTTTTATATGCTACAAAAATTAGGCTTTGCTCCAGGATTTAATAAACAAGTCACAGAGACCGGCGCTGAAGGGCAATGGTTTGATGGTGATTTTGTTCGTTTTAGATATGGTTCACCTGAAAAAATAGGTGGTTGGACACAATTAGGTGAAACAAAACTAACAGGTGCAGCTAGAGCTATTCATCATTGGGATGATAATGCTGGTATTAAATACGCAGCTATTGGAACAAACAGAATTTTATACGTATATTCAGGAGGTACGTATTATGACATTCACCCTATAAGAGCTACTTTAACAGGCGCAAAATTTACAAGTACATCATCATCTAAAACAATTACGGTAACATGCACCGGGGCTCATGGATTGATAGAAGATGACATTGTTTTATTTGACAATGTAACAGGAGTGCCTGCAGCATCTACTTACAGTAATGCTACGTTTGAAGATATTAAATACATGGTAACATCTGTACCAACTACAACAACTTTTACAATTACGGCTGAAAGTCAAGAGTCGGGAACACCTTTGACTACAAGTGATGGAAACAGCACTTCTATATTATGTTATTTTACAGTAGGTCCTTCTCAACAACTTGGAGGTTTTGGTTGGGGTGCTGGTTTATATGGCGGTACATCTTTAGGTGCTGCGACTACAACTTTAGCTTCTACTATAAATGATGCTGTAACCGATATCCCTTTAACTAACTCGGCAGCTTTTCCATCAGCTGGTGAAATAAGAATAGGTACAGAAGATATTAGTTATACAAATAATAATACTACAACTAATATATTAAGTGGTGGTGCAAGAGAAGTAAATGGAACTTCTAAAGCAGGACATAGTGGTGGTGCTACAGTTACAAATATTTCTAGTTTTGCAGGATGGGGAGATCCTGCATCTTCTGACTTTACAATAGATCCTGGTCTATGGATTCTTGATAATTTTGGTACAAAATTAATTGCACTTATTTATAATGGTAAATGTTTTGAATGGGATGCTTCGGCAGTAGGAGCGGTTAATACTAGAGCAACAGTATTACCTAATGCACCAACTGCATCACGACACGTATTGGTATCTACACCTGACAGACACTTAGTATTTTTTGGAACAGAAACAACTGTCGGAACATCTACTACACAAGATGATATGTTTATAAGATTCTCTTCTCAAGAAAGTATTGATCAAACAGATTCTTACACAGTTAAAGCTGAGAATACGGCAGGTACACAAAGACTTGCTGATGGTTCTAAAATTATGGGAGCTATTAAAGGTAGGGATGCAATTTATGTATGGACCGATACTGCATTGTTTTTAATGAAATTTGTTGGCCAACCTTTTACTTTCTCCTTTGAACAAGTAGGAACTAACTGTGGATTATTTGGTAAAAATGCATGTATAGAAGTAGATGGTTCTGCTTATTGGATGTCTGAAAATGGTTTCTTTACTTACGATGGTCAGCTCCAATCTATGCCGTGCCTTGTAGAAGATCATGTATACGATGATATAAATGCTACCTCTAGGGATCTTATTAATGCAGGGTTAAATAATCTTTTTGGTGAAGTAAGTTGGTTTTATTGTACTGCTGCATCAGATCAAATTAACCGTGTTGTTACATATAACTATTTAGACTCAACGACAAAACAACCTATTTGGACAACAGGTACTTTACCTAGAGCAGCGTGGCAAGATTCTGCAGTATTTGATAAACCACATGCGACTTACTATAGGTTAGCCGACAACGATTCTTCAGATGTTGTTGGTAATACAGATGGAAGTACGATATACTATAGCCAAGAAACAGGGACCGATCAAATTAATGCTGGTGGGGCAGTGACTGCAATTATAGGAACTATAACTTCTGGAGATTTTGATATTACACAAAGAAGAAGTAATACAGGCCAAGTAGTTGGTACACCCGATCTTAGAGGAGACGGAGAATATATTATGAGAATAAGTAGATTTATACCTGACTTTATTACACAAACTGGTGACACTAAAGTTAGTTTTACAACAAGAATGTATCCTAACAGTACGCCAGTTACTAAAGATTTTACAATTAGTTCATCTAAAACTTTTCAAAGCACAAGAATAAGAGCAAGGTCAGTTGCATTAAAAATTTCTAACACAGCAATTAATCAAGATTGGAAACTAGGTACATTTAGATTAGACATTGCACCAGGAGGAATGAGATAATGGCTACAGATCAAGAGATAAGAGACAGAGGTATAAAATTTTTACCTCTGCAAAAATATTTACAATCAGATTACCAGTTTAATGAACCTGTCGTAGAAGAAGAAGAAGTAACAGAATCATTTGGTATACCTAATACAAATGCTTTTACAAATAGTGGTGGTAATAATTTTAATTCATCTTTTTCTAACAATCCTTATACCGCACAACCGTCTGGAAGTTTTGTGACTAACAGAACTAGTTATGGCAATAGCGGTTATCTTCCTGGAACAGAACCTCAACCAAGTAGATTCCAACCGGCAATGGATTTAATTGGAAAAGGAATAGGTATGGCAATTCCTGGTGGAAATTTTTTAATGGGAATGGCAAAAAATCAATCAAGAGAAAATAGATTAAGTGCAACAGACAATGCTTTTATTGACATGCAATTAGCTAATCAAGAACAAGGGCCTTCTGGGAATTTAACTACTCAAGATAAATATGGTTATAACAAAGTAAGTGCTTTTGGTAACTACGCTGATTTAGTTTCAAAAAATGCAGCAAAAGCTAATGCTAAAAATCCTGACGACCTGACAAATTTTGATAAATACTATCAGGAAAAACAAAAAGAATTTGAAGATACTGAAGACAAAATAGATTTTAATAACTTTGTAAGACAAAGAAGTCTTGCTAATAAAATTAGAGACAGAATTAAAAATGATCCTACCTACAATGAAAAATTTAATATTCATAATGATGCTGGAGATAAACCACCACCATCTGGTGGTAACGGTGGCGGTGGTGCTCCACCAGGTTTTGGAATTACTTCTGCAGGAAATTTTGTAAATCAATTTGAAGGAGGAGATCCAGGTCAAGGTCAAGGTAATAGTAATCCTACAGGAAGTCCAGGGTCTAAAGGTGCTGGTGGATCAGATGCAATGGGTTCTTTTAAAAGAGGAGGCAGAGTCGGATACTTTTTTGGTGGTAGAGCAAGACTACAAGGTGGTGGAATGAGTATGGGTAATGAATCTAATCAAACACAAAGTGCTAATATGGGTGGTGGTGCAACAGGTGATTTTAGTACTAGTGAACAAACTGTGAATCACAACAGAGCTATGAGAGATAATCAAAAACCACCAGAATCACCTGTAACAAATATAATTAATGCAGGGTCAGAACTTAATTATTTAAACAATTTAAAAAACCTTAACTTACCTGGAATAGCCCTTGGTTTTGGGATAAACAAATTTAGAGATTTTATAGGTAATAAAAAAACTAAAGAAGAAGAAGATAAACTTTCTGCTTTGCCTTCAAATAATTATTTTGCTGATTTAAATGCTGCTCAAATAAAACAATTAGAAGGTCCTCAAAAAATGGGTAGAGAATACGGTAATTTTTCTGATCAAGACATATTAGATAACATTACACCTTTTGGAGATGATGAAACTGCTCCAGCTACTCTTAAAGATGTACAAACTTTTTACGGGTCAAACGGAGGACTAGCAAGTATTTTATAATGGCAAAAATTGTACAATCACTAACTAGAGCAGCAAAAGAATACCAACAAAATAATATACAATCATTGGTCAGGGATCTTGATGGTGTTATTACAAAATTAAATTCTTCTTTTCAAGAAGAAGTAAAACAGGAGATAGAAGCTAAAAGTTTCTTTTTAGAATAATGGCAGTAGTAAACCAATACAAATTTGTAGGTAAAGATAACGATACTACAGGAAATGCATTGACTGTTTTTGCAACAGACAAACCTGGTGTTAATGAAACTATAATTATTAAATCAATACTTGTTACATCTGCTGGTACACCTAGTGTAACTGTTACCAACAATAGTATTACAGCTATTAAATCAGTACAACTAACAGCTAATACAACTAAAGAATTATTAACCCAACCGATGATAGTAGAAGGTGGATCTGCTTTTACTATACAATCTAGCACTACAGATTCATTTGATTTTGCAGTCAGCTTTTTAAACATACTAAAGGAGAAAATAGATTAATGGAATTATTACATGCAAAAGTAGAAGAGACTTATAGACACAAAGAAACTGGAGAGATTTTTAAAACAAAAAAAGACTGGGAAGCTAAAGGTTTTAAAGCAGAAGACATGGCACAAGACGTAAAAGTTATAATGCCGGCTCTTGATTTGTTTAGTAAAACCAAGTAGAACAGATAAACTAGGATTAAATTATGGCTATTTCAAGAATGCAACAACCAAGACAACAATACGGACTAGGTAGTATCGTTAAGAAAGCGGTACGGGGCGTTAAAAAAATTGTCAAAAGTCCTATAGGTAAAGCTGCTTTGATAGGTCTTGGAGGATACGGTTTAGGTGGTGGTTTTACTGCAGGTGGTTTTGGTAGCACTGGTATAGGTAGATTTTTACAAGGTGCTGGTTCAAATTTTATGAAAAAAAAAGGTGGTGGTTTTTTAGGTGGTGTGGGTAACTTGTTTAGATCTAAAGATGCAGCAGGTAATCTACTTGGTTTTAGTCCAGGAAAAATAGCACTCGGTGGTTTAGCTGCAGCAAGTATGGCCCCTCTATTTATGAAAGGTGGCGATGACGAAGAAGAAACTGTTGTTGAGCAAATAGATCCAGCAGCACAAGTACAAAGAGCAAAGAATTTTTACTCAGGAATGGGTGAC